CCAGACAACAGACGAGAACTCTTATCCAATTTAATAGTAGTTTCACAATTTGGAGATTTGGGGTTTGTGGTGTATGCTAAAGGTACTTTAGTAATAAATAGGGAGTCTTACTAAGATGGGAACAAAACCACAAGTCGTCAAAGGCGTCATCGGCGCCGCTGTTGGTGTTGCCGCGCTGGCTGGCATCGCTGGAGCAATGGGTAACGGTCAGCAACAGCATGCAGCACCGGCACCAGTAGTTCAGCCTGTAACCTATTCAGACTGTAGAACGGAAGAAATACCGTTTGAAACACAGTATGAAGGCGATACGGGCAAATACGGCTATACAGAAACAGTCAAACAGCAAGGTGTTGTCGGAAGCAAAAAGATTTGCAAACCAAGCAAATCGGGATATGAGGATAAGGTAGAGGTCATAGCTCAGCCAACAGCTCATATCGTTATCCGTATGCCAAAGCCAGCACCACAGCCGGTTCAACAACAAGCAACCCATAGAGTCGGAGCGATCTGCCGTGATGGTTGGAGGTCATACGCTACTGGAAGAGGGGCTTGCTCGCATCATGGGGGTGTAGGCGAGTGGCTGTATGAGTAGTAATATGGTAGCGTTTAGTATCGTTACGCTGATTACAGTAGTCTATGCTATGTTTTTAATCAATGATTTACTCAAGGTATTAGCAACGACTATCGTGGGGCGCGAAGACTATAGTGTTCGCAGATATGTTCTTGGGGTAGTATGGTATCACTTGGTAAGGCGAGCGTTTATTTTACTAACAATACCAGCAATGTTGCATTTCTTTCTTACGAAATATCCGCAAACTGACGATATCTCGCTCCTCGGAATAATATTCCCCGTAGTTTATGGAATAGCTATTTGGGTGTATTTCCTATTTCCAAGAAATCCAGAGGCACTGGTGTTGGAATTAAAACAGCGAAAAATACTACCAGAAGGTTGCGAAGTGGTGGATAGGGGATATATGAAGATTGTCCTGAATAGATTTGAAGGTACGCGAGCTATGTTGATAACCTACCTTATAGTTGTCGTGATTACGGTGATGATGCTATATAGAGCGCTATATTGACAACTCACCCCTTTCATGCTAGTGTGAAAGCATGAAAAAAGCTATAGTCATTACCATCGTTTTAGCACTTGTAGCAGGCGTTGGTGGTGCAATGTGGCTAAAGACTCGTCTCAACGATCAGACGACTGCCAAGGCGGCTCAGGCGCAAGCAGAACCAGAACCAAAGAAAGATAAATATGATGTCGGTCCCGCGGACGCTGGCGAAATCCTGGAACTGGTCAATACCGAACGCACACGGATCGGCGTGGCACCATTAATACATGATGATAACGTGCGTATGAGTGCACAGCTAAAATCTGACGATATGTTGGCTAAGGGATATAAACAGCATAATATACCAGGCACAGATAATTGGTATTCATTAGAGATGGATAGCCTAATGGGTAAGGCTGGCTGCCGTACGGTTAGTGAAAATTTTTACTGGGCTAGTTTTGAGGCAACAAGCAGAGATGCCTTTAACTGGTGGATGAATTCAGAACCACACCGCAAAGCGATACAAGACCCAGAGTATACAAAAATTGGGCTTGGCATCAGTCGTAACAGCGATAATAGCAAAACATACGCAGTTCAGCATTTTTGCATCTCAAGATAACAGTTAGCATATAGCACAAACCCCAAATCTCCTTATCTCACGAAAGGAGATTTTTCTTATGAACGGAAATGCATCACTTCGTCAGTATTTGCAGTACCACGCTAACAATAATCCTGGCGGAGTTAGGCGTAATGAAGCCCAAGCCCTACTAAATAAGGTCGGAGACGACGGTAGGCTTGATGGTAATTTCTTGACAGGTCAGCGTGGCGGCTTTCTGGGGATGGGAACCCGCGAGCAAACATCAAACGGATACACCGCGTCAGCCCTTAACCGAAATATTCTACCGTGGTGGATCAACTCGTATAACAGCTGGAGGGACAGCCAAAACCAGAGCCAAGGCTCTGGCGGAGGAAATACGGGTAATCAAAATCGCGACCTCTCCCTCGACTACTACGGCGGAGGAGGAGGCTGGGGTGGCGGTAACCGTGCCAGTGCCGCTCAGTTGGCAG